GGTCGGGCAGGGCTACAAGGACTTTAGTCCCGCGCTGGAAACTTTCGAGCGCATGTTGCTCAACGGCGAGATTGCCCACGCGGGGCACAAGGTACTCGACTGGTGCATGAGCAACGCAGTGATTGAGCAGGACGGCGCGGAGAACCGCAAGCTGTCCAAGGAAAAAGCGACTGGGCGCATTGACTTGGCCGTGGCTGCGGTGATGGCGGCTGGGCTGATCAACGCAACTATCTCTACAGAGAAGTCATTCTGGGAAACCGCTTGAAACTCTTTGACCGACTCTTTGGGCGTAAAGCCGCCCAGCTCACTTACGATCAGGTGGCTAGTCTGATCGATGGTGTGGGGGGCGGCGTTGTCGCTGGTGTCGCAGTCACGGACAAAACCGCATTGCAAGTCGCGACCGTTATGGCGTGCGTGAAGGTGATTGCCGATGGCTGCGCGACGCCTGACCTGCATGTGTTCCGAGAGATGCAGGACGGCACACGCCAAAAGGCCACCAACATCCCGGAATACCGGTTGTTGTCGCGCCGCCCGAACGAATGGCAGACCAGCTTTGAATGGCGGCGCCAGATGACCATTCACGCGGCCCTGACCGGCGCGGGGCTGTCAATCAAGGTGCGCGGAGACAACCGCCGCGTGCGCGAATTGATCCCCGTGATGCCTGGAAACTGGGATGTGCGCAAGGTGTCTCGCTACGAAGTGCGCTATCGATGCTGGGATCAGTTCGGCCTGATTGGTGAATTTACGCCTGATGATGTGTTCGTGCTGAACGGTGTGCAATGGGACTGGGTTGGCAGCATGAATGCGGTTGCACTGGCCCGCTCTGCGATTGGCCTAGCCATTGCAACTGAGCGCAGCCAGGCCGCCATGCACGCTAACGGATTGCGACCGAGTGGCACCTACAGCGTTGACGGCAACCTCAACGAGGAGCAGCACAAGCGTCTCACGGCTTGGATCAAGGAAAAGACAGGCCCATCGGGCGCTGGTGCACCGTTGGTGCTGGATAGGTCTGCCAAGTGGCAGTCCATTGCTCAAACCGGTGTGGATGCGCAGCATGTTGAAACCAGGCGCCTGCAGATTGAGGAAATCTGCCGGGGTTATGGGGTGTTCCCAATCATGGTTGGGCACTCCGACAAGACTGCCACATTCGCAAGCTCTGAGGCATTCTTTGCTGCCCACCTAATCCATTGCCTTGCGCCGTGGCACCGTGCTTGGACGCAGCGCATCGATGAAATGCTGCTGGATGGCGCTGGGCCGCTGTTCGGCGAGTTTGACACCCGCTACATGCGCGCCGGCTCAATCAAGGATCGCGCCGTTTACGCCCGCACCATGATCGAAATGGGTCTGATGAGCCCGAATGAATACCGCGATGAAGAAGGCTGGGATCCGCGCCCAGGCGGCGATGAATACCTGACGCCGCTAAACATGAGCAGCGGCGCCGCGAAATAAGGAAACACCGATGCGAACCAAGACACTACAGCGCCCTGAGCGCAAAGATGCGGGCGGTGGGCGCGAAGTGCGCTCCTTCGCCCTGCAAATCAAGGCCGCAGGCGACGATGGGACGGTGGAGGGTTACGGCTCCGTCTTCGGCGTGCGCGACAACTACGACGACGTGATTGCAAAAGGCGCGTTCGTCCAGTCACTGAAAGACCACAAGGCAGCAGGCACCATGCCCGCCATGCTCTGGCAGCACAGCGCAGACCATCCCATCGGCATCTGGACCGAGATGGTCGAAGACGACAAGGGCCTGCGCATCAAGGGTCAACTGGCGATGGAAACCGTCAAGGGCAAAGAAGCGCACGCGCTGCTCAAGCTGGGCGCCATCAACGGCCTGTCCATCGGCTTCATGTCCAAACAGTGGGTCTACGACCGTGACACGGAAGTGCGCACCCTGACCGAGATTGACCTGTGGGAGGTGTCGCTTGTCACCTTCCCGGCCAATGAGAAGGCGCGAATCACCAACGTCAAGGCATCGCCCGACGAAGTGACCACGCCCAAAGATGCCGAGCGAGCCCTGCGAGAGGCCGGGTTCAGCAAGGCAGACGCCACCGCCCTTGTGGCGCGCGTCATGCGAATGGGAGAGGAGCGGAGAGAGTCCGCGCAATCGACCGCGCAGGCAATGAAGGCCGCCCACCGGCTGCTCAGTTCCCTCAACTCCTGATTCTGAAAGACCGCAATGAAACACCTCACCCTCCTGGCCGCCATGGCCGCACACATGGCCGCATTCACGGCCAAGGCCCAAGCTATCGGCGCTTACGAAAAGCGCGAAGACCCCACCATCAAGTCCGTGTCCGACGCGCTCGACAAGATCGCTACGGCCTTCGATGAATACAAGAAGACCAACGACGCCCGCATCGAAGCTGTGAAGTCTGGCGCGTCAACTGAAGCGCTTGACGCCAAGCTCGCCAAGATCGACGCCCACATCGACAGCCTGGGCGAGATGAAGGCCAAGCTGGAGAAGGTTGAAACCAAGCTGTCGCGCCCGGGTGCTGGTGATGCCAGCCGCCAAGAAGGCGAGAGCAAGGAGGCGGCCGAATACCGCCACGCCTTCCTCGATTGGATGCGCGCGCCAAGCGACAACGAGCGCCAGCAAAAGGTCGCTGCTGCTGCAAAGCAGCTGGAAGCCAAGAGCCGAGACGATCTCGAAACCCGTTCGACGCAGACCGTCACCTCTACTGGCTCCGCTGGTGGGTTTGCGCTGCCTGAGATCATCGAGCGCCAGATTGCCCGCCTGTCGGTGGACATTTCCCCTATCCGCCAGATCGCTACCGTCCGCACTGTGGGCAGCCCCGACTACAAGGAGCTGTTCGACATCAACGGCGCTGGCTTTGAGTGGGTTGGTGAAACGGATACCCGCAATCAAACCAACACGCCCAATCTGGCGGAAGTCGCCCCCACGTTTGGCATGGCATCTGCCAAGCCCCAGGCATCCGAGGAATCTTTGGATGACCTGTTCTTCGACGTGGAGGGTTGGCTGGTTAGCTCGGCCGCTGAAGCCATCGCCAAAGGCGAAGGCGCTGCCTTCGTGTCTGGCGACGGCACCAAGAAGCCCACCGGGTTTCTGGCTGGCCCAACCCCTGTGACGACTGCCGACTCCAGCCGCGCATTCGGAACGCTGCAGTACATCGCCTCGGGCCAGGCCGCCGCGCTACCTACCAGCGCCGACGTGTTCTATGACCTGGTGTACTCACTGCGCGCCCGTTACCGCAATAACGCGCAGTGGGTCACGTCCAAGCTGGTGTTGGCTGCTCTGCGCAAGTACAAGGACACGGCCAACCAGTACCTGTGGCAACCCGCACTGACCGCCGGACAGCCTGCAACCTTCATGGGCTACGGCATCACCGAAGCCGAAGACATGCCCGCCGTTGGCGCTGGCGCGTTCTCCCTGGCCTTCGGCGACTTCAAGGAAGGCTACCTGATCGCCGACCGCGTGGGCATGCGCATCACCCGTGACGAGATCACATCTCCCGGTTTCGTGAAGTTCTACGTGCGCAAGCGCGTGGGCGGGAAGCTGCGCAACACGGAGGCAATTAAGCTGCTCAAGATCGCAGCATCCTAAAACCAAGGCCCCTCGGGGCCTTTTCTTTGCGCACTCCCATGAAACTCACCATCATCAAGGACTACACCTACTGGCACGGCGGTTGCCGACGCGCCGACTACGTGGCCGGGCAGGAGGTCGATGCAGACGATCAGGAAATGATCGCTGTGGCCCTGGCCGAGGGATGGGCCACGGATGGCGTGCGAAAAGAAAAGGCATCCAAGCCTGCAAGCACCAAGGCCCACAAGGCCGCGCCGGAGAACAAATGAGCTTCGTGACGTTGGAAGAGGCCAAGCTGCACCTGCGTGTGGACGGCACCGATGAAGACAGCTTGATCGGCCTCTACATCAACGCCGCAGAGCAAGCCGCAATCAAGGCTATGGATCGTGGCGTGTATGCCGACAACACAGCAGTGCAGACCGCGATGACCGCCGCCCCGGCTGCGCTCACTGCAGCCACTGCCGCAAAAGAGGCCGCCGTTACCGCTGCCGAAGCATTGACCGATGCGGACGAAAAAGCCGCAGCTTTGCAGGCCGCAGAAAACGCCTACACGCGCGCCCTGGTGGCGTACCGCCAAGTATTCGACGGCATCGTCGTCAACGACCAGATCAAGGCCGCCGTGCTGCTGACCGTGGGGCACCTGTACGCCAATCGTGAAGATGTCGTGGTGGGCGCGTCTGTGTCCGCGCTGCCAAACGGCGCTGACCACTTGCTGCAGCCTTACAA